GTTTTTAAATTAAGAAAATTATTAAAAGATTATACTAAAGAAGATTATTTATTATTAACAGGAGATCCTGCAATAATTGGTGTTGCATGTTCTATTGTTTCTGATATAACTAATGGCCGTTATAAGTTATTAAAATGGGACAAACAAGAAAGAAGGTACTATCCAATTGAAATTGATTTGTATCAAAAAGAAACAGCAAGCCCTTGACAAACGTATTTTAAGGGATTATATTAGAAAGCAAATTAGAAAGGTTATAATATGAATATAAATTTTAGAGAAGATAAACAAGATTCAATTAGTGCAGTAGCTAATCCAAATGAATTAGCAAAAAAAGTTCAACAGTTAAAAGAACTGGAAGATGAAATTGCAAATGCAGAATTAAGTGTAAAAAAATTAAAAGAAAAAGCTAACGTCATTTCTCAATTTGAAATACCTGAAATGATGAAAGAAATGAAACTTCAGAAATTAAAGCTAGAAGATGGTGAAACTGTAGAAGTAGGAAATTTTTATAGTGCATCTATACTTCCTGAAAAACAGGAAGAAGCTTTTGAATGGCTTCGTAACAACGGTCGAGGTGATATTATTAAAAATGATATCACTGTTACCTTTGGTCGTGGCGAAGATAACAAGGCAATGGCTTATGCTAACCTTGCGAAAGGTCAAGGATTCGAACCTGTCCAGAAAGTGGGCGTACATCCTCAGACCTTGAAAGGAGTAGTCAGGGAGTGTCACGAGTCTGGAATCGAACTTCCTGATTGCTTCAAAACTTACGTAGGTAACCGTACAAATATAAAAAGGAGTTAAATATGAGTACAGAAGTACAAACAAAAAAACAGGCGCAAACACCGTCTACTATTTTATTTAGGGACGACGCCGATAAAGGTTTTGAGAATGTAAGACAAGAATCTCTTGCTTTACCTATCTTAAAGCTTTTACAGAATGGATCTGGAGAAGCACAGAAACGTAATCAAAATTATGTTGATGGTGCAGAACCAGGGATGTTCTTAAATATAGTTACTAAAAAACTATATGACGGTGACAAAGGAATCAGTGTTATTCCTTGTTACTATAAAATGGAATATCAAGAATGGGCAGAGTTTGGTACTGGTTCAGGTAGACCGGAACAAATCTATCCTGCTGATTCTGATATTTTATCTAAAACTACCAAAGACGGTGGTAAAGATAGATTACAGAATGGCAATTACATTCTGACTGTTCATCAAAACTACGTGATAGTCGTAGGGGAAGATGGATCAGCTGAAACTGCACTTATTTCTATGAGTGCATCACAAGGAAAAATTGCAAGGAAATGGCAATCTCTTCAAATGTCACAAACCATGACAGATGAAAAAGGTTCGTTTACTCCTGCATCATTTGCAAATTCATATAGATTATCATCTGTATTGAATTCTGGTAAAGGCAATCAGTGGTATGGATTTTCTGTAGCACTAGAAGGTCCTGTGAATAATGCTGCTCTCTATCAAAGGGCAAAAGAATTTCACGATAGCATGGACAAAAATAACAGATAATTGCCACATTTGGGCGCTACATATGTGGCGCCCAAAACAAAACCAGAGGGATAGATGATAGAAAGACTAAAAAGTATATTTGCGGGTTTAGAAAGCGCTTATGGTGTCACTAAAATAACTAATGAAATAAGACACGATGGTAAAAATGAAGTTAGATCTTTTACAAAAAAAGAACCTGTCACAGAAGAATTATGGAAGAAACATTTAGATGGAGAAGAACCAGCATTAGGTATTGTTCCAATAAATGAAAACAATCAATGTAAATGGGGTGCAATAGATATTGATACTTATCCATTTGATCATGTAAAATTAATTACAAAAATAAGAGAAAAGAATTTTCCTTTAGTTGTGTGTAGATCTAAATCAGGTGGTGCACATGTATTTTGTTTTACCTCTTCATTTATTCCTGCATCTTTAATGAGACAGAAGTTACAAATGATGGCTTCTAATTTAGGTTTTGCTAAAGCAGAAATTTTTCCAAAACAATCAACCATAAAAGCAGATAGAGGTGATGTAGGTAATTTTTTAAATATGCCTTATCATGGTGGTAATAGAACTGTGAGATATGCTATCGGAGATGATGGACAATCTTTAACAATAGAAGATTTTATAAAAGAACATGACAAGTATGTTCAAACAGAACAAGAACTAAAAGATATTTTAATTATTAAAGAAAGTAAAAAAGAAAAAGAACCAGAAGCTTTTCCTGATGGCCCACCTTGTTTGAATACCATTATTAAGAATGGTCCTATTATTGAAGGGAATGGAGATGTTGCAGCATCTGGTCGTGATAATGGTTTATTTAATATTGGAGTGTATTTAAAAAAATCAGATCCAACGAACTGGGAAAAAAGATTAGAAGATTATAACCAGGAGAAATTTATTAAACCTCCCTTACGATCAGACGATATTACGAGAGTCAAGAATCAATTAAATAAAAAAGATTATGATTACAAATGTAAAGATAAACCTATTTGTAATTTTTGTGATGAAAGAATTTGTTATGCAAAACAATTTGGAAAAGGGGATGAAGTTAGAATGCCTTCTATTACTAACATTAGAAAATATCCATCAGATCCACCAATATTTTTTGTAACCGTAGATGAAGAAACGATAGAAGTAGATGGACCTACTTTACATGATCCAGAAAAATTTAGTGTAGTTTGTATGACAGAACTTGGAACACCATTACTTCCAGTTGCTAAATTAATTTGGAGAAAGATGATAGCTAAATTAATGAAGAATATGAATACCTTAGAAGCACCGGATGATACTAAAATAGATATACAACTAAAAGAATTGTTAACTGAATTTATTAGTCGTGATGGTAAAACATTAGAAGATGTATTTAAAAGTAAACCATTTACTGAGAATGGTGTTAGTCATTTTAAATTTAAAGATCTTTGGAAGTTTATTATTAGAAGTAAAAGTTGGCCAGATAAAACTTATCCAAAAAATAAGACAATAAGATTAGTGGAAGAATTGTTTAAAGGCAAGCAAATATCAAAAGATATTCAAATTAAAGATAAATGGAAAAGTGTTAAACTTTGGACAGTAGAAAAAATTGAAGTCGAAAAGTATACACCAAAAAGAATAGAAAAGAAAGCAGCACCTTTTGAATGAGAACCGTTATAGCGGGTCCACCTGGAACCGGAAAAACACATACGTTAATTCATAAGCATTTATATAATGAATTAATTGTTAATAAAACAGATCCTAGAAAAATTTGTTATATTACTTTTAGTAATGCTGCAGCGAATGAAGCAAAAGAAAGAATACAAAAAGAATATCCGACGTTTGAATTTGATTGGATTTGTACCATGCATTCTATGGGAACTAAAATGTTAAGCATAGATACAACTACACAGTTATTAAAAGATAATAATTGGAATGCATTTAAAAATAAATATGGACACACAGATATGCATTTTGAAACAGTGCAAAGAGAAAATGGTTTTCATGAATATAAAAATCAATATATGAAAATTATAGAATATTCTCGTTGTACGAAAATGAGTTTACAAGATTCTGCTATCAAATTAGATTTAATAGATTTTATTAATGAACCTTTATTAGAACAAATCAATCAAGATATTATTGATTATAAAAAAGATTATAACATGTTTGAATTTTCAGACATGATTTCCGATTTTGTTGAGAAACAATTATGTCCATCCCTCGACGTAATTTTTCTTGATGAAGCCCAAGATCTAAATCCTCTGCAATGGGATATGTTTTTTTATATTGAGTCTCAATGTAAAAGATCATACGTTGCAGGGGATGACGATCAGGCCATCTATGCCTTTCAAGGAGCAGATCCTAAAATATTTATTAACTTAGAAGGAACTCCAGATCATCAAACACAATCCAGAAGAGTACCTCGTGCTATTCATAAAGTTGCTTTATCTATTTTAGATAATATTGAAGAAAGAAGAGATAAGATTTGGCAGCCAAGAGAAGCAGAAGGACATGTTATAGAAAATTTAGAAATAGAAGATATTGATTTTAGTAAAGGTCAATGGATGATTTTAACTAGAACCAATGATCAAATGAAAAATTTAGTACCTATCTTACAAAATACAGGACTAAGATTTGATAGTAAATTCAATGACTTATTGCCTTTAGATGTGATTCGAGCTATTAACGATTGGAACCGATTGTCTAAAGGTGCAAGCATCTCGGGAGAAGAAGCTCAAAATATTTATGAGTATCTAAAATATGAGAATGGAGATGTGAAGTATGGTTTTTCCGGAGGCAAGTCCCTAGCTAATATAGATAGTGTAGACATGGATGAATTACGAATGGATCATGGACTGATTGCTCATGGAGATTGGAACGTATTACAATTTAAAGACTATCAAAAAGATTATATCCAGGACCTAGTAGCGAGCGGCGAGGATCTAAGTAAACCTGCAAGAATAAAATTATCTACAATACATTCTGTAAAAGGGGAAGAATCAGAAAATGTCATTTTGTTTACAGACTTAGAAAGAATTATTTATGAAGCAGCGCAAATAAATAAAGATACCGAACATAGATTATTTTTTGTTGGTGTCACAAGAGCCAAAGAAAACTTATTCATAATGAATCAAGGTTATGAATATCAATACAACATAGGAGAAGAAATCATATGACAACAAAAGCAGATATGGAAAGTGTATTTCCATCTAATAGACAAGAAGGAGGAAACCATTATGCTAAACATAATATTCAACCTTATACATTTATTACATCCAACAACTTGTCTTTTTTTCAAGGCAA